GATCCTGTTAATGTTAAACCGTCATTTGTTGCATGAGTAAGAGAAAATGTAACAGTATCGCTACTGATGGTCATTGTCTTATCACTTGCATATAGATCATCCCATGAGTTTATGCCTCCACCTCCTCCACCTACAGATGCCCAAGTAGTACCGTTCCAATACTTGAGTGTTGTACTTTGGAAAGCTAAGGCGCAAACATCGGATGTCAAATCTGCCAAGGCAGTCGCTTGTTGGAAAGCAATAAAACCGTCAGTAGAACCATTACCTTTTAGGTATAGATTTCTAGCGGTGTTACCCTTTTTCCCGTTGATCTGTTGGCATAATTCTTTTGCCATAATGTGTGTTGTTAAGTATTATTCCCAGACGACTTATATCCACCAATAAGTCATAGAGCATTTTTGTAGTGGCTAGTCAGGAGGAAAAAATGTAAAACCTCTTTTCGCAAACGCTAGACTAGCCATTTAAGAACTACGCAACGTTAGTTCCCTTGCTGGCTACCCAGTTTCTCATGTTATTAGCACCTCTATCGTAGAAAGCTGTGATCTTTCTCTTATAAAGGTCTGTATCATATTCGTACTCTGGAACATCCATTTTTGGTCTTTGTGACCATCTCCATTGAAGACCATAACGATCATTCTTCTTTGAAGAATCAAATGCAAACCAGTAAGCATCGTTATCTAGGTGCTTTAGAGTGATAAGTTTTGGTAAGCCGACTTTTGCAGCTCCATCATTCTCATCACCTCCAGGAATATAGTTTCTTGTGATTGCGCCCATAAGTTCCTCATATCTGTCATGTACAGAAGAACCATGTTTACAAACCAAAGTATCTAGTTCAATTCCTAGTTTTTGTCCACGACCATTTACGATCGCAGAAGCTGTTTTACGAGCAGCTTTTAGAGCATCGTACTCAAAATCCATATTAACAGTAGTTCCATCAGTTACTCTGTTGCCCCATGCTGTTCCTCCATCTTCTCTTGTATGAGAAGCTGAGAAATAAGCAACGGCATCGCCTCCAACTGTTGATACTGTTTGACCATCATCATCTGTATAAGATGTTGCGAATCCATTGCTCAACATATCAGCTCCATCTGTTTCAATTTTCTCATCCATTGCATCCATCATTGCTTCTACCAAAGAAGTAATGTTTCTGAATTGGATTCCGAATTTCCATAGATGATCAGAGATCTTTAGTCCATCTCCATATTTCTTTTGAGTGTAGGTTTTGTCAAATCCTTGGATTGGAGCATCGTAAAGAACAGAAGCGTTTTCTGAAATAAACTTTGCTCTCTCAGTTCCTACAACTGAACTGTCTTTATCGTAATAAGAAGTTGTATCACTAACGTTGAAATATTGGTCAACTTTGCGTGGTAGTTCACTTCTCATTACAAATATGTTCTGTATACTTTCATCAATCAAATCGCCAAATTGAGCGAGTGTTGCTGGTACAATAGGTGCCATAAATGTAATTGGTTAAATAGTAAATATTAAGATAATGCCTTTGGAGACTGTGAACCCACAATATATCCACGCATTTTTGAACTTGATACAACTTCAATATTTCTTACAAAAGCTGTAGCTGCTGTTGAAATTGTTGTTGAATTTGCAACAGTAGTAGCATTAGTAAGATCATTTAGTTTTCCAAGTTGTCCTGATGCTGTAGCATTAGTACAATCGTATTCCCATAATTGTCCAGGAACGATCGGAATAACTGGTACAGTTGTATCAGCTGCAGCTGGTGTTTTTACAGCTACTCCAGCGACATTGCATCCTAGCAATAGGCTGGTAGCAGGAATAACAGGAGAAACTGCGGCTCCTGTAGAAACATCAAATACTACAACACTTCCCTCTGTTACAGAGGAACTTGTGCCGCAATACATTGGCTGTGATTGGTCAAAGCCCTTAACACATTTGAAAGCCATAATTAGTAAATTAAATAATAATATGTTTCCCCTTACAAATTACGGCTTATTAGACTACTTTTTGTAGTAAGATCTATTTTGTAGAATCTTATCAAATTCGTCAGCTACCGCTTTTTGTTCGGGAGTTTGCTTCTTTTTAGGAGCAGAAGCAGATGCTCCTGACGAACCACCTCCTAGAGAGGCATTAAGATTAGCTTGCGCCATTCCTAATGATTTTCCTTTTTCTAGTTGTAACTCCGGTGTAGAACTTATATCTTTGTGCGCTTTCTTCAGTATGTCATACCATTTAGAAGGATCTTCTGGAACTTTGTATTGTCCGGCTTCCGCCATCAATTTGTCCCACGCAGCATCAGATTTTTCATCTCCTACCTGTCCGTACTCAGGAAATTCTTTTATGAATCTCTCTTTTGCGGACTCGGATTCTTTGGAGTATATCTGTTGCTGTAATTCTTCATTCAATGGTATTCCAGCTGCTCTAGCCAAAGCTTTAAAAGCTGCTACATCAGCAGGAGTTACCTGTGGATCATCACTTTGCGTCTGAACAGGTTGAGCTTTTAAGGCGTCCCGTTCATTTTTTAGTTTTAACGCTTCATCTTTAGAAGCCCTTAATAGCGTAGATTGTCTTGCGACTTTAGCTTCAAGTTCTGCTAATCTAGCTCTAAGATCTTCATCCGATTCCTTGTTTTCAATGATTGCGTTATCCTTATTGGGTGCAATTTGCTCAGTTTCCTCTTGAGCTGGAGTAGTAGGTTGTTCCTCTTGCGAAGTTCCTACATTTGTATCTTCTGCCATTTTTAATTAAATTATATTGTAATATGGATTGTCCTCATGGATTCCACTATTCTATACGAGCTGTTGGTAATCTCAATCCTTTTCTCATCGCTGCACTTGTTATGTTTGCTATAACCCTTTCAAGCCATTTAATAGCAACGTTTACATCTTTTAGTGAATGCCATCTAACATCTGGAAACACTACTCTTTCCGTAATTTCATTGCCTTCCTCGTCAATCTTGGCTTTTCTTGTTCGGTTATCCCATACAATTCTTGTTTCTTCTCGGTACTCAGTTGAATATTCTTTTGGAACATCAACATAAATTGCGTATCCTCCGAAATCCTCTCTCCACTCTTGCCCAATTCCGAATTCATTCAGCCAGTTAGGAATTTCTCTTTCAAGGAATTCAACTACTGGTTTTGGTAACTCTCTGTATTTAGTTACCGGTTCTACAGGTTTTGCTTGTTCTTGTGGATTTACCATCTGGGGAGCTCTACATCTCATGTTGTGCCCTCTCAGTTGTGGTACTGTAGCGAATTGTTTTCCACAATTTTCGCAGTTGACCATACATTTTTGGTTATAAATTATTTTGCTAACATCCTTTTTTTAATGATCATTTGACCTTTCTTTGCGGACTTAATCCCCATTCCAAGTGATTTTAACGTTGGTCTGTACTTAATGCCCTTTGAAGGCTTTGCTGTTCTTAAACTGTAAGTTTTTAGAATCGCCATATTTTAATTGTTAAAATAGTATGCCGCTCGGTGTTGCCCTTAATCCCCCTGCTACTCCGTTATTCATGTATCTGTTCACATCAATCGTAAAACATACTTCCTCTCCTTGTTTTATATCTTTTTCCGCTTTAACTATTACTCTCGCTTTACCGCTACTTATCTCTTGCTCAAGTATCTCTGAAAACAATTCATTCCCTCTATCTGCTGGCAATTCTGCTCTTACTAATGCTGCTAAATCTTCTGTTAAAACTTCCACGCTCTCTCCGCCAACAGTAAGCTTCAATTCATTTGGACCAACCCTGTCAACGCCCATTCTAGCCCCACCCCTTAATGATTGAATTGTGTATTTATTCACGAGATATATTGTTTATTTCAGTAATTATGTCGTTTAATGCTTCTATGTATCCGTCTCTCCTGCCACAATTGTAAGATAATTGCTGTGGATTCGGATTAAATGTTATTTCCTTGGATTTTTCCTTAAGATCATCTACTACTGTCTCTAACGCACTCCAAGCCCCAGAACTAGCCAAATTTTTAATAAATCCTCTGTCTATCACATTGGCGGTGTTAATTGTGAACTCAATCCTCCTGTACTAGCCGGCTGCTCTAATTCATTTGGTGGAACTAATGTTGGAGCTCCTTCAGTCTGTGGCCCCTCCGGCATTTCCTCGCCCATCATTCCACCTTGCGCAGCCATAGCTTGAGTCATCATTACATCTTCTTCTGATTTCATCCATTCTTCTGGATCTTCATTTCTTCTCTTTAGTAAAGTCTTTTCAGCCTTATATATATCTGTATCTGGTAGTGGTGCAACAATGTTAAATGTCTCCAAAGCTCTTGACTCCTCTAATGATTTACTCATTGGAATCGTTGAGAACGCTCTGATTCTAACATCGTAATCGCCTCTTATCTCATCACCTTCAATTCCTAACATAGAAGGAGTTACTTCCATTAAGTTATCTTGTTCGGAAGGCTCAATTTCACCTTCGTTAGTCTTTTCAAAACTTAATCTTTCTTGTTTAAATTCATTTCTAAACATCTCTCCAGTAGCTTCGTTAGTTGGAAATTTCTGTGCAAATTCTATCTCACTACCTTTTCCTTTCTCCTCTAAGTATTCATTTAATAAATCTTCATCAATAATGTTCCCAAAGTCGTCTTTTATAACTTTAGTAACTGAAGGCCTGCTATAAATTAATTGGATCATATCAACTCTCAATCTAGCGTGTCTTTCTAATGCAAATTCAACATTCTGCAAAGGTGTACTTAATCTTCTCATTCCTGCCTCTCTGTTAAGCACAGCTTCACCTAATGTTTTACCAACTTGTTCACCTCCTAGACTCTTGGTAACTCCAGAATGCTCATCAGCGGAATTTAATACAAATTCAATCATGTTAAAGGTTGCAGCATCAGGACTTGGTATTTTTGGAAATATAATTCTTTCAGCATCCTTTAATTTCTTAAGTTTAGGCTCAAGTATAAGATCAGATTCAGTTACATTACTCGTACCTCCATAATATCCCGCACCTCCAATACTCAAATAAACTTGATTAAATGTAGTGTTTACTAACTTGTCAAGCATGTTCTGTTCGTTCTCAAGGATCTCAGGCAATCCAATACCGTAAACAATCTGCTCGTTTCTAAGCTTCCACATTCCAGTAACGCAGCTTAATTGATGATTGATTAAAGGTTCTTTATAAATCAAAACCGTTCCATCTGTAATAATAAACTCATCGTCTTCAATATTCTCATAGAACCATAACTTAATTTGACCAGCTCCGGCGTTTAAGTCGTCAGAATGGTCAGCTTTATCTTTGTAATCTTTTTGAGCATTTGTTGGAGTAACATACTTAGCCTCCGGAAATCTCTCAACCGGAAACATTTTAACAAATGTGGAATAATCGTATGTCTTTAAGAAACACCAATCTCTCATTGATTCCTCATCGTAAGGTTTAGCTCTATGGTCAAACCAGCAATCTCTTATAGGCAAAACTTCAAAATACGGTTCATCATGCTTAATTATCTCTTTGTCTTTAACAATATGCTTGCCTTCTTCTGGATCATAGCCAACTATATCTTGAACAGTTTGCTTCTCAAATCTGTGGTATTCTCTACCTACAGCAAAACCATACTTAGCGATATTATTGATAAATTTAATCACTTGTTGTCTTCCTTGCCCTTTATCCCAACTCAAAGAATACAAAGCCTCTAAGATCTTTGTTTTCTTTTCAAATCTCTTGTTCCTAGCACTGATCTCAACCTCTGGATTCTTTGAAGCTATAATTGAAACAGCTGTGTCAATCTTAGCTAAAATCAATGGAATAGAGTTGTCACTCATCCACGACATCATTTCAGCGTGCCAATACTTATGAGGTAAAGATACATAATCAGCGTAATTCCACATTTCTTCAATACTTCTAGCGTTAGGACTTACGTCATACTCATTGCAATTCAAAGAAGAACGATAAGTTTTTAACTCATCAATTCTAGTCATCAGCTTGTTAACTGTATCCCTATCTTCCTGAGAAGGCTTGTAACTTGGTATCTTTGGTGGATCTTGTTGGTTTACCGGCATAAACAACTAATTAAGAAATGAATCTTAAGTAGCTGCATCAGTGGCTAGTCTACCTATTCCTACATTTATTATACGCTAGTATCTGTGAAAAGTAAATACAATTTATTCAAAATTTAACACTTTCTAACATTTTTGTTGCGCTTACCGGCTTTCCATCTCTAAATTGTAGCGTCATTTCACAATAAGGATGCTGTTTAACATATTCTAAAAGATTGATCCAGCTCTGATCTACTTGTATAACTTTATCCAACGATGTTTTAACCGCTACAATCATCTGTAAAGCCTATTATAATTAAACTTTTTATCTTTACGATACCAAGGGCTATCTGGATCGTTTTGGTAAACATTAACTTCTCCTTGAGTTTTAAGTATTGGCAATGGCGGCAAACTCATCAATCCATACCTTATTGCGTCTGCGGCGTGATCTTCTCCAGCAGAATCCAAGTCTTCAACCTTCAATCCTTTAGCTATATCGTTGTAAACTAATGCTGGAATGGTTCTTATTGCATTTACACAATTCTCAAAGAAAACTATTTTACCTTGCAATAAGTAATCTCTAAACAGGTTCCAACCGATAATTCTCTCTTTATTGGCTGAAGTTATTGGAACTCCGTTCTCAGCAAAGGTATCATCTCCATCTTTACCAGTATCAGGACTCTTATCAAATACAGATGTATCCGCTACGGTATAGTCTATAACTTCATCTTCTGGTGTCATGTTGACTATTTCCTCAGCTAATGTTTTGTAAGTGTATCCAACTCCATAAAGTTCTCTATAAACATAAACATTACCATCGTAATCAACTGCTAACCAGTAAACGGCAGAAGGTTTGGCGTAACCATAATCTAAGCATCTGATCTTTGTCCAACCACTAGGAATCTCAAAGTATTCGCAAACGTGTCTTTCTGAACTCCATTCAGTAAAGTATTGGCCGGCAAATATATCCCAAGAACCTTCTCTATAAGCTTTCCTAAGCTTTTCAGGCAATTGTTCAAGTGTTCTTATGTATTCCTGGCCTAAGTAAGTATTATCCTCTACCCTAGCCCGTATAAACACAAATTCTTTCGGATCAAGTGATTCATCAGAAAAATCCCTATCTATCCATAACTTTTTAACAAATCCGTGTCCAATACCTCCTGGATTACTAGCTCCAATAAACTTAGTATCAGGTATTCCTGGCCACCTACGCCTCATGTTAAGAAAATCAAATGTTTCTCTTGGATTCTTGGTAAGCTCGTCTACTAAAGTTGAAGCAAACTCAGATGACAAATATTTTGAAGGATCATCTAGGTTACGAAACGCTAGCACTCCGCCACCACACTCGTCATTTAAGATAAATTCATGGTCAGATTTGTTTAGCACTCCAAGTTCCCTAGGAAATTCATACTGTATTTTAGACAAATGCCTTTCTCTTAAAGCCGGATAATCTTCACAGAACAATCCTATTCTAACCCCTTTTAAGCGATACTTCTTGTAATATCTCAATAAAAGCTTAATCCCTTCCCACCTAAGAAAGTAACTCTTACCTCCTCCGGCTGCTCCGCCATAAAACGTGTACGTAAAATTATTTACAGCACGATCAGCCTCTAACTGCTTATCTTGAAACTTACAAAATTCGTTGAATGAGATTTCTTTAGCCACATTTAATCGTCTAGCTTAAGAACTATTGATTCACCCTTGGAGGTTATGTCGTTCTCGCTTCTAGCTAACTTAGGCTTATGATATTCAAGTAATCTTTCATAATGCTCAATAAATTCCATTTCAGGTTTACTTAGTTCAGCGCCATTACTTAAATCTTTCAACTTACTTAAAAAACTAAATCCACCATCTGTAACTAACCATCCAACAATATTATTCCATTGTTCAGTTTTAGCTTTTGGCTTTCCCTTCTGATTAGGATTTGACACTACTCCTTTCTTGAATGGCATAAGCTTCTAATTTACTTATATCAAATTTATTTTATAACTATTCTTGTATTCCTAGTGCGTCAGCTAATTCAATAAAAGCTTTCATGTTTGTAAACTTATCCTTAGCTTTCTTGAATTGTTCTTTAACTTCTGATAGATAGTTTTCATCCATGCTTACTTCTATTTCAACTTGACCTTCGCTTTGTTCAAGTTTAAGCATTTTTTCGTTTAATGGAGCTACAAGTTTATTGCCTTCTTCTATGAGCTTCTTTTTTTCAGCTTCAGACTTTGGATCTTTCTTGGCTTCTAAGGCTTTTAGCTTTTCAGCGTAAGGTTTTGCTAATTCTTGTAGTTCTAGCTTAATAGCTTGGAGTTTGTCCATGTAAGGCTTTGTGGCTTTTTCTAGAACTTCCATTGCGCCTGAGATCTTTCTGATAGATTTTAGATCTGGCAAATCCTTGGGAGCAATATCCCCAACTAGGAGAGTTAAATCTACCAGTCTAACAGTCTTGAGCTTGATTACCATTTTTTGTTTGGTTAATGTTATCAGTACTCCCGAGGCTATTAAACCCCGGAAGCTAAAACCCAAATCCCATGAAAAAAGCTAGCATCGGGAATATTAATAACATTTCCGTCAAAAATTATAGCGCGGAATTTGAAAAAAGTAAATGCAAAAATTGTCTTTACTTTTTCCGAGGTTCGTAAGATAATTCATTCAGATCACTTAACAATTCTTATGGAGTTACCAAGAATAATAATCCTTGAGGGGTGCGACAAAACAGGTAAAAGCACTCTGGCTAAAAAATTATCAGAAGAACGCGGATACCAAGTAATTCACTTTGGCGTTCCGAGCGGCAACTGTTATTACAAGTCACTTATTGAGATACTGGACAGGTGTAAATTTGGGAGGATAGTATTTGACCGCTTCCATTGGGGGGACAGGGCGTATGTCGGGATAACCACTAATAAAGTTTTTCTAAGCAATTCAGAATTCCAAGATATTGAGAGTAGATTATCCAAAGAAGGAGCGGAAGTTGTTTATTGCCATGATTCCATAAGAAACATTAAAAGGAGAATGGCTGAAGACGGGGAAAAATTGATAAAACCCGAAGATGTAAAAGTTATACTAAGTAGATACAAAGATTTAATATCAAACACTAGATTGCCGGTTAATTACCATTGCATATCTGGTGAACAATTTAACTTATAAATATGGTTTTAAGAAACAGAATAAGGTATTACAGGATCAAAGCTGGCCTTAAACAGATAGAACTAGCCAAAGAAATTGGCCTCGGATTAATAACCGTTAGGCAACATGAAAGGTGTGAACGCGACATAAAAGGGGAACACGTGGGTAAATACACCAAGGCGTTAGGAATAAGCCAAAAACAGCTGTTTGATTTAGAATAGCTTTACTTTTTCAAAATAATGCGCTAAAATAGCGTTACAAAACTTTCAACAACACCTTACCAACAACAATGAGTAAAATGCCAACAAAAAACGAAATAATGACAGCGGTAGCCACGGAATACCGTGATGATTTGGCGTTCCTTGAAGAAATAAATAGCCTCAGTTGGAGTCTTAAGGTGAGATTGAAAGCTAACCTTAAAACGCAATATGAGCAACGAAAATAGAAAACGCCCGTCATTTCAATTTTACCCAGAAGATTGGTTATCAGATCCAAATGTTTTAGCCATGTCTGACCGCCAAAGAGGCGCATATATACACATACTAGCAACCATGTGGTGCACGGAGAATTGTGAATTGAGAAATGAGCCGGCATATTTAGCTAAAATAGCATCAACAACCATTAAAACTATCATTGGAATTTTGCCATGTTTTATTCCTATTGAAAACAAAATAACACATAAAAGATTGCAATACGAAAGGGAAAAACAAGATGAGTTCCGCAGAAATGCATCAGCATGGGGTAAAAAAGGTGGTGGAAATCCCAACTTCAAAAAACGAGTAAACAAGCCGAATCCATCCAAAGGTGACTTTAAAGGTATGTATAAAGGTGATGTAAACTCTCCTTCTCCTTCTCCTTCTTTAAAAATAAAAAATTCTTTAAAAAGAATTGAGCAACTTGTTGCTCAGGAAATACCCATATATGGGAATGAAAATATAAACAAAATGTTAACAGCCTTAAAGGATAAGATCGGCATACAAGCTTTTGTTGATTCGTCAATAGAAAGAAACATGGCGAAGCACTGCGTTAATCTGATTGGCAAGATAGGCAAAGAAGAATTCGTGCGCCGCCTAGATCTTTTACTGGCAGACCAATTCCATTACAAAAATTGCAATAAGATTAAGTATGTTTATAATAACATAAAGGGATTTATTGACCAACAGCCAAAAATTAATAATCGCATAATCATAAAAAAATGAACGAATTATCAACAGAATTAAAAACTTTCGTAGTAATCTTTAAGGGCAAGGGCGAAGAGCAAAAAGCCCCAATGTATATAAATTCAGAGCAAGCTCGCCAATTCTCAACAATATTACATGACAGAAACAGCAAGTACATTGAGATTTCTGACGAAGAAGGTAATTTTAGTGAAATGTTGGACAAAAGCATGATAGCCAGCATTAGAAAATTAGGAAAAGATGAAATAGGGTTAAAAGATAATTCAGCTAGGTATATGGTTTGTGAATATGGTGGTAGGCATCCACATTTAGGCAGGAATGGATTTGAAAAATGTAATTGCAAAGAAAAATTCAACAACATACCGCCATGCATATTTCAAAAGATAGCGCGTAGCAAATTTAACATAAATTATGAGAACGACATAACCCCAAAAATATCAGAAGAAATGATTAATATTTGTAAAAATATATAACATATAACCTCACGAAACATGAAAAAGTTTTCGCAAAGAAAGCAAGTAATCCTAAGAGATTACATCAGGAAGATGGATCCTGAAGAAACGTTATCCATCTGGGAATTGTTGGAAAATACTGGATTATCAAAGTATAATTCAACACTTTCAAACGGGGTGCCGGATTATGCCCTAGATTTATTGAGCGGCATGAAAAAATCAGACACAATACAATTAGAAACTCCATCCGACAGGAGTGCGCTATTTTGGACGCTAACAAGAAGCAGAATAGAAATACAAGCAGAAAAAACTCCACAACATTACGGGTCACGAAAATCTTTTGAGGAAGCCTTGGAAAATTTCCTGCAAGAAGTTAAAGAATTCACTAATAAAGCAGTAATTGAAGAAAATAAAGCACTTTCTGCGAGATTGGCAGAACTGGAGAAAATTAATTCAGAACTGCTATTTCAGGTAGAAGAAAACAAGCAAAATGTAGCTAATGATTTAATAAACAAGGTATTTCTTAACTAATAAACAATGGAACTACACGGGTATTGCATAACAGATATATACACCCAACTGTTAGAAAAATTATTAACAGCCCAGCCGATTAACAGCAGGGGCATGGCGGTTAGAGAGATAAGAAATGTCACATTAGTTTTAGAAAATTCTTATCATTCATTGGTTTTACAAAAGGAACGCAAACTAAATTATGCTTATTGCATATTAGAACCAATATTATTAACTAGGCCGCAGAATTATAACACGGTTGAAGCGTGTTGTTTTTATGTTGGTAAATTCTTAAAAGAACACGTCGTCAATAAGGCCACTGGATTAATGCAGGGTTGGTACGGAGACCGTATAAATGACAATGGGGACTGCCAACTTTACGAGGTGTATAAAATTTTACGAGATGATCCGGGGTCTAGGAGGGCAGTAATCACAATACATAATTCATGGAACGAATTGCGAAGGCCGTTTAGTTTAGATATCCCTTGCACCTTGGAAATACAATTTATGATTCGCAACAATGAATTGCAATGCTTCGTAAATATGCGTGGAAATGATGCCATGTTAGGAACTCCACAGAACGTTGCTATGTGGACGTTTTTCCAAAGAATGTTAGCCTCATGGCTAGGCATAAAATCAGGGGTATATGTTCACCACGTCAATTCAATGCACTTGTACGAAAGAGATGCCGAAAAAGCCAAGAAAATAATTGAAAATCCACGGCTTGAGGATATAGAAATTGATTTGTCGTGGCCGATAGAAGACCCCATTGAATCAATAAAACAGTGTGAAATATTCGCTGAATATGAGAAATTATATCGTAATAATAACCAAATACCATTTATGGAAACAAACAAATTACACCCAAAATTGAAGGGATGGTTTGAAAAAATAATCGCCCCTAAAATTGACAAAAAGAAACAGGCGGCCATCAAAAAAATGTGTAATCCATATGCCGTTGAAGAATGTTAACAAATTCACTTTACTTTTTCAAAGGATTGGAATATAATTCATTTAGATTCATTCTACGATCCATGGAAAGAAACCTTTCGGCAATTAAGCCATTACAAGGATAAAACAAAACCAAACGTAGCGGAATCTAGGCCGGGAGAGTAATTCTCATCATTTCTCCCGGCTTCCCTAATAAAACATTACTAACCGTAAAACCATGAAAAAATGTATTACGTGCGGGGCGGAACTGGAGAACACAGATTTCTTCTGTTCTATTGGCTGCGCCTTCAAAGGTATCAAAAATGATGCCAAAAAATTGCAAGAAGCTTTTGAACTTAAAGATCAAGAGGATGCTGAAGATTTAGAATTTGCCAAGCAATGTGCGCGAGAAAAATATGAAATGCAATATTTTAATAATCCATCATTATGAATAAAAAGATTAAGACGATGAGCCTGCAGGGAAATGAATATGCGCGAGTGGCTGAAAGAATTAAAGTATTCAGGGAAGATTGCCCAAATGGCCTCATAGAAACTTTCCCAACCATTCAAGATAAAAATGTCATGTTCAAGGCTAGGGTGTTGAAAGATAAATCCAAATCTGATTCCGGGGAGGCGACAGGGCATTCAATTGGGGAAAACAAAGGGCAAAAAGCTTTTGAGAAATTAGAAACAATTGCTATTGGTAGGGCTTTGGCAATTCTAGGATATATGGCAAGTGGAGAGATTGCGTCTTCTGAAGAGATGGAAGAGTTCATAGATTATATGGAGAATAAGAAAATTGAAGCCATTGCGTCATTAAGAGAATGTAAAACTTTAGAAGAATTGAAAACTTGCTTTATGGGGCTTGGATCTTTGATGGGAGATTCTAATATTATAAAAGTAAAAGATGAATTAAAACTTAACTTGTCTAAATAATGAAAATACTAAACGTTGAACAAAATTCAGAGGAATGGATACAGGCTCGTAAAGGAAAAATAACTGGATCTAAATTGGGCGGAATAGTTGTTAAAAGGGGAAATAATAAAAAAATTGGCTATTATGAACTCATGGCTGAAAGAATAGCCATCCAAGAACCTTATGAAGACCCGATGGAAAGGGGACATAGGCTAGAAGAAGAAGCAATAGAACTTTTTCAAACTAAATATAGTAAAAACATTGAGCAAATTGGATTGTGCATTTCTGATGCAAATCCAGATATAGCATTAAGCCCAGATGGGTTAATCAAGATTGATGGCAAATATTTACAAGCCATTGAAGTTAAATGTTTATCTTCCGCCAACCATTTGAGAGCATATTTTGAGAATGAAATCCCTTCAGATTATTACGAGCAGGTAATTCAGTATTTTATTGTTGATGAAGATTTGCAAAAACTATACTTCGTTTTCTATGACCCGAGAGTCACTATATTGCCAATGTTTTATATTGAAGTTAAGAGATCCGAGGTTGAAGATGATATAAAATTTTTATTGGAATATCAGCAAAACACCCTTAAGGAAATAGACGAACAATTATCTAAATTGGCATTCTAATGGGGATTAAATCAGTTACATTTTGGGGAAACGTATCCAATGGCAAATTGTCTCTTAATTCTCCTGAAAAATTTAAGAAATATGTTAGTGGAATAAATGGCATAGTGTCATTGACGGTCAAAAAAAGAAGAAAAATTAGGACAACTCCACAGAATTCATTGTACTGGTTATGGGTAACAGAAATTGCTAATTACTGCGGATATGAACCGGAAGAAATGCATGACACTTTTAAAACAATGTTCAACAGCGAAATAAAAACAATACCAAATAAATCTAGCGGAGAAATTAAGGAAATAAAAGTAACCAGATCAACGACAGTTTTGAATATAGTTGAATTCATAGAATACATGGAAAGAATAGAAAGATATGCTGCCGAACTCGGCATAACATTACCGCAGCCCGAAGATTATTATAACAATAACAATTCATAATTATGGCACAAGAAAGTTTATTTGCCGTAAGGAGAGAAATAGCAAAAGGCGAACTCACTAGACTTGAAAAATTAGTAATAAGAGTATTTGAAGAGAGGCCAGATCTTAGAAATATAGGAAATAAGGATGGCAAAAAATGCATTAACGAACTTATTCGTTATATTTGGGCTAACTACGGAGATGAAAATGCTAGTTCAATAGTTAGAATAGCCAGTAAAATAAGAGCGGAGCGCCCAGAATACGACACTGAGCATAATCAGAACGAAAGGGCAAACGCAGAAACCGCCGCTCACCAATATTTTGGTAATTACGGAGTTGATTAATATGAAAATACTTTATTGTTCAAGTTGGCAAAAATTAGAATTAGATTTTGCTAATTCTAGCGTGGCGAGATTGGGGACTGATTTAAGGTTGCCAATAATAGAAGCTATGATAAATCTTGGTCATGAAGTTAGTTTTCCGGACACGGCTAAAATAGAATTACCAAGCGGTAATAAAGAAATGTTTAGATCTAATTTAACATTTGACTATAATTTTCTAAATAAAATTACAAAGTTTACTAAAATACAAGACTATGAACTAATGTTTATAGAAGGGGGGTGCAATAATACAATCTTTGAAAAAGGAGTTGGTTGGTTTAATTTAGCTGGATTACTAAATAATTTCAATGGTAATGTCATTTATTACCACCACGGAGATATGGTGACGATGGCTTTCCCATTCGGAGATTGTATTAAGGAAACAGATTCTGATAATCCACTTAATTTAAGGAATATACTAAGCGCGCAATCTTTGGCCGGTAAAAAGTGGAAAGTATTAACTCACGCAATTGATACAGAAAAAATGTGTAAGATGATAAAACAATCTCGTTTCATGTATTCAAAAATAGGAGTGCCGATTGAATTCATGCCAATTGGATATTCTAAAAATTTTGATAGAAAACAGGGCAATAAAAGGAAACCGCTTAAATATGATTTATTATATATAGGCAATCAAAGAGATGATAATAGGAAAAACAAATTGCTAAAGTTTTTAAGCAATACAGAACTAAATATCGCAGTAATAGGCAAATGGGAATACAAAGGATTGTTTGAAAACATAAATTTTTTAGGTAGAATGGGGGGGCATGGCGAAATTTATGATTTTTACAATGACGCTTTATCAACCTTGCAAATAGGAGATTTAGGATTTGAAAAAATAGGCATGCGCACAACCAGGATAGCCCAAGCAATTTGTTCTGAAACGATTTTATTTACGGATGGCGAAATATTAAAGCCAGAAGAATTTACTTTGCCAGATAACGTAATTGAAACAAAGGAAGATTTAATGCGAAGAATATTACACTATAAAAATTGTGACTTAGAATTAGAAAATGATATTGCGGCTCAAAAAGAAATGCTAAGTGAATGGCGTGATGTAATAGGTGGGGCAATTTTAAATTCCGGGTTTGCCAACTTAACACTAAATTAAATTTTTGGCTTTACTTTCTTTATGGATTGGAATATAATGTTTTTGCATACTAACCAAGAACTTATGAAAAATCAAAATCTAGAAAAACTTTTCAAAGAAAGTGGAGAAGGTAAATTTATTGAAGGGGCGATTTATTTAATTAGTAAAATAATTAACCGGAAACAAAATGGCAAACAAATATCACATCAGATACAAAAAGAATCCTGAAGACGGCAAATCTTACAAAGAAAGATTACAGGCTGAAATGAATAAAGGTAAGATAGGGGGTTTAACAAGTTGGGGAGAACAGAGATTAAATCAAGCATTAAGAAAATATCAATGAAAACATTAAACACAATCTGGTGGTATATGACTATCTTAATGAGTCTAATAGCGATAGGATTATTTCTTAACTTGGTATGGCCTACTACAATAAACCAATAAATAATGAACCAAAAGAAAACACTTGAAGAAGTAAGGCGCCCAAATATATTTGGAAAATCATGGAAGCAAGATATGGAAATATTGTTAGAGTTACGAAAAGGCATAAACTATATAATATTTGCCAGCGTTAAAGGGAATACCCACATAATTCCAGAGATTAAATTAAAGGAAATGTTACAAGAAGCCAGAACTCAAGCAATAGAAGAGTGTAAAAGAAATAATTTAATCAAATCACATGAAAAAGATTAATCCAAAAGAAGAGTGGCGCGACGTAAAAAGCTATGAAGGGTATTACCAGGTAAGTAATCTTGGCAGGGTAAGGAGCTTGGATAGATGTGTGAAAGACGACTACCATATAAGTAGAATTTTAAAAGGAAAGATTAGAACTCTTTTTACAAGACCAGATAAACGTATTCAATTATCTCTTCATAAGGGCAATAAAAGAGAAAGAGCAGATATTCATAAGCTAGTTGCAGAAGCGTTTGTACATAAACCTAAAGGAAGATTGGAAATAAATCATGTTGACGGGAATCCGAGCAATAATCGTGCAGACAATCTAGAATGGATAACTAGAAGTGAAAATCAAAAGCACGCCTACAGACTTGGTTTAAAAAAAGCATTAAGAGGAGAACAAAACAAGTGTTCTAAGTTAAACAATTGGCAGGTTCAAAGAATTAGGCTTATGAAAGAAGTAACTCCTAAAATAACAACCAGAAAAATAGCTAATTTTTTTGATGTGTCAAAAACATCCATAATATATATTTTTAATAGAAAAACTTGGACTCATATTTAGCTGTACCGCCAAGAAGCAATTAAATCTTTAACTAATTTAAAATGAAAAAAAAGCGCTAGAAGTGTTTATGGTGGCATAGCTGCCTTCCAAGCAGTTGGAGCGAGTTCAAATCTCGTTTAGCGCTCCAAATAATCACTTAATAATTTAAAATGAAAATTTCAAAGAAAGTTAAAATAACTATATTATAATCTACTAACAAAATAACTATGAACTGGAAAATTGTGCTTAAAAGACTTGAATACTGGAGGTCACAAGACGAAAAATGGCAAAAAGCTATGAAGCAATTTTGTGAGGTTATTGCTCCAGATGAATATGCGCCAATTCTTTCACCTAATTATGTGGAGAGTTTTATCGCTGGCATAGATATAGATGGCGATGGTAGCGAAACAAGTCTTGGCAGTTGGTTATCTTACTGGGTATATGAAGTGCCAATGTTTAAGGATATAAAAAAGTGTGAAGTTAAAGACAGAAATGGTAACAAGTATGATTTTAAAAAAAGAAAAGATGTAATTAAATTTCTTAAAAATAATTACTAATGGAAGACTTCACAGAACTATTAGATTCCATACCAGAAAAAGAACAGCCTATACAGGACATAGGCCAACTCGCACACAAACTAGCTATGGTTATTCTAACAGAAGCACTTGAAGGCAATTTGGACGCTAAACGCATGGCTAATAGAAATGTAAGTCCTGTATCACTGGCAAATGCTTGTGCCGCAGCTTGTATAAAAGTAATTGAAGAAGAATTGACTAAAGAAGTAAAAAGTGATAAACTATAATGTATTCTTTAACAAAACAAATATGAAATCAACCTCATTCCGAGTATGGGTGGCAGCACTAGCGATTGCCACATTTGGACTCCTTTGTGTGTCCATGTTCGCACCACTAATAAAATAAACACTAACAAAACTCACCTATGAACAAACTCAAACTAAGTCTAGTAATTGGACTAATTCTAAGCTTAACAATCGGATTAACTGTACTTGCAGTTTATGATCCTATTGCGTCTGCTAGATCTAAAAATGATCTTTTATTCAAAGAACTACAATCACAGCAATTCAAAGTTAAACAAGAACAACTCAAAGAGAAGGAAGCTTTGAAAGAATACTGTTTAAGCCTTAAAGAAACTGCTACGCTTCTTTTAGAAGAAAGCGGTGAAGCTACTAAAGAACAGATAGAAACTTGGAAACGATTAAAAGAAAGAAGTTGTGGTACTTATTATGTAAACTCACTTAAAGACGTTTATAGCGATCCTAGTGACCTATTCTATACGTTCTTGAAAGCTGACGGTGCATATATCACGCAGAATATCAGAACGCACTTCTATCGTAACGGATACGCAGCCGTAGACATTGGAACCGGCGGAAAGAAACTTACAATGTATGCACCTTCTTATATGAAGTCCGAAGGAGAAGATTTAGAACGTGAATATACTGTTGAATTAGCAGATTTTCCTAAAACAACAGGTAGAACAATGATTCTACACTGGAATGAAGATGGTGTTAAAATGTCTTTCTTACTAGGTCATATTTCAAGTTATTTAGTGCAAGACGGTGCTATTGTAAAGACAGGTGATAAAATAGCCATTAGTGGTGGTGATCCTACTGAAGACGATCAAGGAGCTACTACTGGACTTCATTTGCATTTTGAGATGCGTATGAATGATGTAGCTGTTCCATATCCTTCTTATGCTTACACAAAACATACTAAAGAAGATGGAAATGTTGAGATTGAAGAAAAGCCAGTAGACTTAGATAAGCTTGCTTATGCTGTTGCTATGGCAGAAACTGGAAATTGCACAAAAGGATCTGCTATATCTAATAAGAATTGTTTTGGTATAATGGAATGGCCTAATGGTAAACGCCAACTTAAAACGTATAAAGACATAAAAGATTCTTTTAAAGAATTTAAAGAGATTTGGAAAGACCATTACAAGACTTTTCCTGACTATGAAATGGCTAAACTATGGACTGGCAACGACAGACCTGATACTTGGCTTAAAGCTGTAACTCAATATTATAATGAGTAAAACATTAATTGAAATCATGGTCGCAGTAGATTTATTAGAAGGAAAACAGGCATTAAAGAAAATTCCTTATGAAACTTTATTTAGACAACACCAATCACTATGCAAAACAAGAAAGGAGATAACAGAGATAAGAATGAAGACTTTATTTGGCAAACTTTACAGAAAGCTCTTAGGAGAATAGATGAGCAAGATAGAATAATTAAGTCTTTATCACTTTATATTTTAAAGAATGAAAAAGAAAAAGATAGAAAAGTTTTGGTTAAACAAAAAAGGTCCAAAAATAACTAGAAAAGGATTAGTAAAGAAACTAGATGCAGCCTTTAGTGAATTTATAAGAGAACGTGATAAAAAATGCGTAGTATGCAAGACAACTATTGACTTAACTTGTGGACACTTATTTACTCGTACAGCCTATTCAACTCGCTGGGATGAAGTAAACTGCCACTGCCAATGTCTATCTTGCAATTATATACACGAATCTAATCCACATCCGTTCTGTAGTTGGTTTATTCACAAATTCGGATTAGAAGCGTATGATAATCTCATTCAACAACATAAAACTATTAAAAAATTTTCTGATTACGATATAGCAACTTTAACACTTGAATACAAAAGAAGAACAGAATTGCTTAAAGATAATCAAATTTAACTGAGATAAATGAGTAAATTATGTAAAATCATCTTAGGATTTGCAATTTTAGCACTTATAACCATTATAAGTATGAAAATCTTTATACAGATCATTATTTGGATCTCCTTAATTCCAATGTTATTCTAAAAAACTCCATCTAGAGTCGTACACATCTTATTTAGGCCTTGAAAGACTATGTACTAACTGATAAACAGAGTTTTTACTCGTTACCGCGCTTATAGCAGTCGGCTAAAGTGATTATTTGCCCCGACGTTTGTATGAAGCTTCTCAGTTAACTTAATAGTATATCTACTTTGACGATAAAGTAAATCTACTTATTCTTTCCTGTTTTAATAGTTGTTTCGTAATTCGTAAGGAAACGCCTAAGAACCTCAGCGATAGTTGACCAAAAGGCAACCAATAAAACAGTTAAATCTAATTCCTTTCCAGCTACCATTACAGTAAAACCTGAATCTGATAGCCAAACAGTTATAGCTGTTAATAAAGCACCAGCTAATGCTACAAGTAGAAATCTACCTGCTTTCAGTAAATCAACTTTATTAAGTTGAAATCTTCTTACACCTACTAATTTCATAAATTTATGATTAAATTCTACCTAATTTGTCTAAAGCTACAATCCAGCGAACTAAACTAACACTTCCTATTGCTTTAGTAAATACACCTAATTTAATTAGAATTTCTTCTAAAGCATTAGTACCTACAATTTCATTTAAATCCGACTTTGTAGTTATTAGTTTAGCCTTAATAGCCTTCTCAACGCTCACAGTTGCCCATAGAGGCACGTTTGCAAAAAAACCACTAGTTAGGTTCAATTCTTCAAAATCCTTCTTTATAACGAAAATATAGCCCTTCTTGTAGAATACTTTATTTTTAACTAGATCTTTTAAGTTAGCTTTCTTGATTTTATAAGTATTTGGATCTCTGCCTAGATAATTATCCACTACCATTTCATAAATATCTACATCTGTTTGCGTCATTCTTACGCAATGACCGTAAGTACCAGTTCCAAATGAAGTTCCATCTAAAATTCCATCTTTATAGTCAATATTAAAATCCTTATTACCTGAATATCCCATTACTACAGAATATCCTTTTGTCAAAGCATCATAAAATAGTTCTGAATCAACATCCACCGCAAATGATAGAAGTTCTTGATTGTATATTCTGAAATAATTCTTACGTATCAAATCTACTGCATCAGAAATAAACCACCCTTGATTAGGATCAAGACCTAACTTAAGAGATTGATCGTAAATATCTCTCTGATCTTGCATAGACCATACTTTACCAGTAAGATCAGATACTGCTCCCATTGAACCGAATAAAGTGCATGAGTATCTTCCAATAGAGTTCTGATTATATTGAACTTTTAAATCAGAATACTTGAACGGAGATTTAGGAATATCAATTATCTCCGCTCCTAAACGATAGACATCTTCGTTTTCCTTTTCTGCAATTATTCCATAGAAATCAGCATATTCAGGAATTGAAAATTTTTTCATATTATATTGGTTATCTTTTCTTTCCTTTCA